TTTTCTTTTTCTTTTTCCCTTTTGGTTTCATCGCTCCATAAGCCATAAGCAAAAAAGAAAACTCTTAGTAGATTCTATAGCCAGTTTGCCCTAAAGTCTCTGGTTTCGCTAAATTAAATTGCTGTAAACATAAATAACCGAAAGCGTCAAAAGCATGATCAACACCAAGATTTTTATTTGGTAATCCTGTATTCGGTGCATAAGTTAAAGTCCTCAATGATTTGATTAATTCTTTACATCTAGGATGAATAATTGTTCTTCTATCTCCATTTGCATCTAACAAAGCAGTATTAACAGCAGTAATCTTATCTCTTATCTTCCAAGGAGCTTTTGGAGTAGAAACATTAAACCCATTCCTCCTTAAAATACTATGATCAGTTGCTCCTACCCCACTTGTTTTTCTAGCACCACCTGTGGGGTCAGGACAAGCAACAATTCTTCGATCTACTCCATACCTTCTCGTTACTTCTTCCGCAAAATCCCATGTCGTAGCACCACCCGTCATGATTATTTCATCGAATACATATAGCGTATCTTCACTTCTTACAGCACAAATACCACTCATCGGATCAACGTTAAAGTCAACTCCCAGCAACAGAGGCATCACATTAATATCAACCGATTCAGTAGAAATATTGTCATCACCAAAACTAATAGCCACTAATCCACTTAAATTTTCAAAGCTAGCTTCAAACTCTTGCCTAAATGTTCTCCCATCTAATTGTGCCCTAGCTGCCTCAACTTCATCTTCTGGTACATTACCCCCCTCAATCGTTGTATAACACCATCTCTCCCACTCCTCAGTAGGATCACTCGCTACATAACACCATAAATCATAAAACCAACTAGCTGTTCCATCAGGTGTACTAATAAATAATGCCCACCCCTGTTTATCAGCTAAAGCAGGTCTAATAACCTCAAACCATACCTCCGCATCCATAAATGCAGCCTCATCTAACACAACTCCAGCTAAACTCCTTCCCCTCAATGCCATCGCATTCTCAGTTCCTTTCAACTCAATACTTGACCCATTAACAAGATCTAATCTCAAATCTGTCTCATTTTTTCCTTCAATCCATACCTTTGGCACTAACTTCTTTAACGCCTTCCATGCAATATCCTTTGCCATCCGATATGTAGGAGCACAATAAAAAAATGTCTCCCCTGGTCTATCAATCGCTCCCTTTAATAACTCAATACAACTTAAATAACTCTTCCCAAACCTTCTCCCAGCTACTAACACCCTAAACCTCTTCTCACTATTAAAAACTTGACCCTGTGCCCACCTTAAATTAATTTCTGGTGCGGTTTTTACCGTCATAACCTATTATCCTATTAAAGTTGTTACTTTTATACCTGTGACCAATAGTACCAACAAAGTAGAAGAACGCAGAAAACGTCTATACCGTAAACAACAAGACGGTATGACCGCTAGAGCTTTAGTCTTAGATCATGCCTCTAGAGAAAGTGTCTCAGAACGTACAGCTTGGGATGATTGGAAACAAGTTAGAACTTGGAATGATGAAGATTGGTCCCTTGAACGTGAAACAACTATCTCCCGTATTCAAACAATGCGGTTTAGAGCTATCGCTGGTGCAATGAAAAATAAAAATTTCTCCGCAGCACGTGATCTCCTCGCTGATATGGGTAAAGTTTGTAACGAATCTACTGAAAGTATCAATATCCAAGCTCCTCAACTGTCCATAAAAGTAGAAGATAAAAAATCTTAAGCCCAATATATATTTAGGTTCCGTGGACAGTGCATAAAAATGCACACTTTTGCAACTTCCCCCCTAGTACATTTGCACTAAGGGTAAAAATTGGTCGGTTGCTGCCTTTTAGTCAGCCTTTAATATCCTAACCATTGGATAATGTAGCCAGCATGTAAGAGCTTGTCTGTTGTCTCTTTGACGTAGCTAGTAACAGTTTGCCCATGCTCTTCTAAAAGTTGCTTTGCGTCACCTTCGCAAAGTCTTCCAAAATCATCTACATAATTTAACAACCCACTTAGATACTCGCTGCTAAGACATTCTAGAAAATCTTCTAAGTTCTCCAGGGTTTCACAGTTGGTTCTAAAGTTATCAGCAATCATTTGTTTAATTTGGTTTGTTTACTCTTATATATTACCACACTATTAGCCTAAACAATAATTGTTAAGATATAAATATATTTACACTAATACTATACAACTTTAAAATACTTTGCTAGACTTAGGTTGCAGTAAATTCTAATTTCTTTTTACAAATCTTTTTTATTCTGCCACTACGTCACAAGCTTAAAAAACTTTTTTCAACTTTTGACCTTATGCAATGTAGATGCAGAAAAACCAACCCAAACCAATACAAAAAACCAAAATGAAATCATTACAACTTCCGATCTATTCCTTACAGGATCAGAAACTTTTAAAAGATAGACAAGCAGTTAAAAACTATTTAGAACATTGGCAAAAAATGCAAATGCTTTGTTTAGTACCTTCTCATAGGCTAAACAAATGAAAACTACAAAACAAATTTTTCAAGATTTGGACGAGCTAGGCGTTCAAATAATGGGAACTGGTGATTTGCTTTTAAGAACAGCAAAAGAAGAAATCACAAAAAAAGATCTTGAAATAGCAAAGTTAAAGCTAGAAAAAAAGCAACTTGCTTTAAGACTCGAGCAAATCAACAAGCCTGTAAGCAAATGATTATTTTTATTAAATCTACTAATGACGTTAATGGGAACCCTAGACGTTCATGGATTGAATTAGATGAAAATGGGATTAAGAAAAATGTATTTTATGAAGGTTATGAAGGATTTAACGCAGTTCCTGAGAGAATAAGAGAACAAGCTAAACGATGTATACAAATTAGAGTAAGTATTAAGGAGTATAAGGAGCTAACAAAATGAAAAATAATATAGATAAAATTTTATTCAATCACCAGAATTAAAAAAATTATAAACCTTACCACTTTAAACAAACAAACTAATTTTTTTTATTATGTATCCTTTTCAGATTAATGTTTTACCAGCATATGGTAGAGACTACAAAAACAAAAAAGAGATTTTAAAAGATTACTTAGAAAATAAAGATTTTCAAGTATCTGATATTACTAATCATCCTTACCTTAATAAGAGTGATTGTCAAAAAATGGGAATAGCTTGTTTAATTGTTCGATATAGGAACAAACAAAGGTTAGCAAGTATCAATGTTATTAAAGATAGGATGAATTAATTATGGCAAGTATTGTATTCACTAATTTTGATGGAGAATCATTAGAAATTGACCTATCAAAAACTAATAATTTAGATGCTTTAAAGCAAGGTATTAAACATCTTGATAAAGCAGTGTACAAAAACAAAAACAAACCAAAAACAAACAATGAAACTATTAAAGGAACTTGAGAGATTAAAGGTTAGTTCTGGTAATGCCAAATTAAGTAATAGAAATATTTTTAGTTTGCCCGCTGGGCTAACGTGTCCAGGTGCAAAGCTTTGTAAATCCTGGGCTAAGGTTATTAATGGTCAGAGTCGTATTGTTGACTCTGAAACCACTTTATTCAGGTGCTACGCTGCCTCACAAGAGAATCAATACCCAGCGGTTAGAGATAATCGCATGTATAACTTTAAAGCGATTTTAAAAGCTTTAAGGCGTGGTAATGCAGTTGAATTAATAGATACAAGTATTGATAAAAATTTAAAGCTTACAAGAATTCATGAAAGTGGGGACTTTTTTAGTTTAGATTATTTAAAAGCATGGTTAGAAGTAGCTAGAAAGAATCCTGATAATATATTTTACTGCTATTCAAAATCACTCAGTTACTTTCTAGATTTGGGGATACCTAGTAATTTTTTAGTTACTGTTAGTTGGGGTGGGCATGAAGATCACTTGATTCAATATTTTGAGAGAGATTCAAGAGTAGTTTTTAATGAAGAAGAAGCTAATAAATTAAATTTACCAATAGATCACGATGATAGTAATTGTTTAAAAAAAGGAAAACATAGTTTTTGTCATTTATTACATGGTACGCAACCAAAAGGAAGTGAAGCAAGCAAGGAACTAGGAAAGAGGAGAAAACTAAAAAAAACTAATCAAACAATTTTTACAGGGTATTCAAAATGAATCATTCACAAAAACTAAATTCAATTAAAGATGAAATTATATCTTTAATTAAGGATCATAAAGAATTAACTCCTTTAGAGATTAAAGAGAAATTAAAAAAGACTTTTAACGTTTCTTATAGAACTGCGGATAGGTATTATAAGACCTTTAGGGAACCTGATTATTTTAATTGTTTAGAAGTATCAGAGAATAAAAAAGAATTATCTACGATGCTTTCTAGGTCACTTAAGAATGACTTAGAAGATATTGAAAGCATAGATGATATAGAAAAAAGACTAGAACATAAAAAGTTATTTAGTAAAATTTTAAATGATATAAGCACTTATTAATTGACTGTCCAATGGACAGTCGGACAATAAAAAGCTAGGCAATGTCAATAAGCCCTAGCATAAACAAACCTAAACTAATTTTTTATTATGTCTAATCAATTTTCTGAGGAGTATTACGAGAGACTTAAAGAAGAATTTGCAGATGAAAATGTAAGTCTAGAAATAGATTCAATACAGTTTCAAGAACAATTCAAAGAGCATTTACAAGATCTTGAATATTGGAATAATCATCCTTCATTAAGTGCTTATCAAAGAAACCCATCACTAGCAGATTAATTATATAAACCTTACCCATATCAACTAAACTAAACAAACCTAAATTATGTCAGCAATGAAAAGAGAATTAGAAAATCTAATTCAAAAACAACTAAAAGAAAAAGCAGATAACAAAGCAATTATTGTTGATGCTTTTTTTAATAATGAAATAAGTGAAGAACATTTCAAATCAGAAATGAATGCACTTGAATTAGCAGAAAAAACTATTAAGGAACTAGGTCTATGAATGGCAAAATCATGAATGGCTCAGGACAAAGTTTAAGAAGATTTAAATTAATGAATGGCACAAGAGTATGGCTTGATGAGCCTAGTGATGAATGGCAAAAACGATATAAACATGACCAAACAAACTACCAAACCAATTTATTTAAAGATCATGAAACTAAAGAGAACTAGAAGAGAACGTACTTGCCATGAATGCAAGAAAACGATCTTAAAAAATGATAGTTATGGACAAAGATCTATAACTCTAGGATCAAAGCAAGATGGACAAGCAGAAACATTTGATGGGAGTGCAATTATTGTGCATCAGATAAGAATCAAGGTCGATATATGTCAGGAGTGTGCATCATGAATGAATCAATAAGAATTCCTTTTAATCATGCAGCTGAACTTCCTGTTCCTTGTGAATGGATGATTAAACCAGATATAAAGACAATGCCTTTGAGATATAGCAAGACTAAAAAGAAAGGTAGTGTTTATGTTATTGATGAAGATGATAATAAAAGTATAACTGCATATTCATTTCGTTTTAATAGCAATTCTGAAGCATTAAAGCGTAATGTTTGGAGGAATTGGCATGCAATAGGTTGGAATGATTGCGAGGTAGGTCATGCGTGGATTTCTGCTACTTATTATGACTTTGATGATCCTGACTTTGGAGGTGTTAGTTCAAGAGTTACTTGGTTTGTAGAATTTACACATGATGGAACACCTGAAAGATATAAAGGTGATCCAAATGGAGAATTTTGGGGATGGATTATTGAAGATGTTTCAGTAATGCATGCTTATGAAAGAACTCCTAGAGATAAAACTCCTGTTACTTATAAATACACATGCAAAGATTTAACTGGTGAAAAAATTCAATTTGAAATGACAGGTAATGGTTCTTATGATTGTGAAAAGAAAGCAGAAAAAAAGGTAGATGAAGATCCTAATTTAAGAAAAATGCATATAAAAGGAGAACCAACTAATTGGGGTAGAAAGGGGAGTTTAACCCATTGGGACGAAGACCATTACTTTGGTGGTTGGTGTTACGTCAGTAAGGAGGTGGCAGCATGAAGTTAAATTATCTTCCTTATCCTGGTTTAAGTGATGAAGAAAGTAAAAGGTTTGCTTATAAAATTGGTTGGGATTGGAATCAACCTCAAACTCAAAAAATTGAAGTAAAACAGTTTGATGAAATAAAAAATAAATTTGCTGATTGGGTTGTAAATAGTAGGTGCAAAGATCTTCCTTTGTCTTTCTCTTCTGATTTGCAAAAATGGACTAGAAACCAATTAGATAAATTTATATTAGGTGACGTACTAGACAAAATAGAAAAATCTAGTAGTGAGGCTTTGGTTATAAAAATAATGAGAGAAGCTGGTATTGACGATGAAATAATTAAAGTTTTTACCTTTAATAATTTTCCTTCATCTTCTTATGGAGATCTTCACCCTACACAATTTTTTACTTATTCAAAATGACTAATCTTTCTTGATCATGAATAAAAAACTAATCAAATTTGAATTTACTGAGAAGGAAGCAGCCTATCTGTATGAAGAGATTCATAGAATAGAGGGCTATATAGGAATTTTGGGAACTAATCCTGAGCCTTGGGAAGTTTGCTCAAAATTCTGTAAGCAGTATCGGAGACAAATAGATGAATGAAAAAATCAACACTTTATTCTCAGTCTTAGATACGTTATGCGTTCTAAGTGGTCGGAATATATATGTAATTCTCCCAGAGGAGGAAGATTTACAAATTCCATACCTAAAGAAAGAGATTCAAAAATGCTTGGATTTATTATGAATGACCAAAAGCAACCAAATGGAAAAGTTAAACGAGTGCAATGCTCACCATTAACTGAAAATGATCGGTTAATGGTGGAGGAAATTGCAGAGAGATGGAAATCTAGTGAGTCGAGAGTTATAGGAATTGCATTACATGAATGGCTAAAAACCAACTTCAAAAGCTATGAATGAGAAATATTACAATCCTGATTTGACACATATATATTCACTATGTAGATTACATGTCATCACCTACCCTATTGAACTGTAACTGACCTGTATTATGGAAACTCAAGCAGTCGATATATCCAAGAAACTCATCGATATATGCAAGCTTCACATGGATGAATGGCACTCCCTCAAAGGGTTTATACATGACATGATTGCTCTTGGCATACAAACAAAATATAAAGACTTGACAACGTATGCTACAATGAAAACCGACCGACAGAAAGAAAAAAACAAAGAAGAAAGGGAGGTTTTCTATACTAGTAAAGTAGATAATATAATAAATAAGGAAAAATCAAAAAAATGGATTTTTAGAGAAAACTACATTCCTAAATCACTTGAGTTTTGTAAAGATTTAATCGTTAAGTTCTGGGCGGTTAAAAAAGGATCTCATACAGAAGATGCTTTTAAACTTTTAATCGGGTCTAAAGGTTTAGCAGCGATACATATAAATTATGGACAGAGTGCCGTCATAGATCAGCTAGAAGAGGCCATAGCGAATAAATGGCAAAGTATTACCTTGAAGAACTACGAAGCCTTTGGAAGACCACAGAAAACCGATCAGGAACCTGTAACAGGTCACCCTGCTCAAAGACTTTGGAAAAATGGAGGGTTTGTTGAATGAGTTTATTTAACACAAGAAAACCAAAGCCTTTTTCAGTCAAACATTACGAAGGTTTTACAGCAGGGTTAATGAAATTAGTTGACGCAGCCTATAGCAACAAAAAGCATTTTTTTACTCTTAAAACGTGGCATAAATTCATGAGCATTGCTCTTGAAGATCTTGAAAAAAACAATGAATGGAAGTAATGGAACCGTTATTTAACAACCTTCGCTCAATCACTCTCAGGTTAAAGAAAGGATTACATACACCTAATCCTGCTAACCCTAAAAGACCTATGTGGGAAATAGAGGATTTAGATCAAATCAGTGCAGGCTGTCAGTACAACATCGACTCAGCAAACAAGCACCTTGATATATATCCGAGAGGTTATCAAGGTGTTCGATTTAAAAACTTAGCAAGGGAGAATCCTCCTCCCGAAATCAAAGAATCTGTAGAGGTCGTTGACCCTAAAGATTTCCCAACTAACTAAACCAACTAAAACCAATGAATTGTCCTAAATGCGATTCTAGGTCTACTTTCGTCATAGAAACTAGACCTGATATAAATGGGGAAACAAGAAGAAGAAGAGAATGTGAAAGTTGTAAGTGGAGATTTACTACTTATGAAGTTCATAAACATAACGTATTAGATGATCATGAGATTGCAAAAAACAAAGAAGAATTAGTCAATTCATTGGCTCAGGCAGAAAAACTTTTAGAACTAATTAAAAAAGCAGTTCTTTTAATACCATGAATCCTTTTGCAAAGTGGATACACGTTCAAGCTTTAAAACGTGAAAACCCTTGGTCTTCTGTTTGGCTTGATCCTTTACCGATCTATCGGAAAGAACCTGATCATAAATATATATGGGAACCTACAAATGAAGCTCTCTTATATTCAACAACTCAGGTTTGCAATAACAAAACACCGGAGGCTTTAGCCAATATTGAACGCTATCGTTATGGGCCTAATGGATGGGAAGCACGAGGTAAAGCTGTTCATTATGGATTAGAGCAAAAGATGTTAGGTGATCCTAAACCTGAATTTGGGATATATAGTGAATGGCTTGAACCATTGTTAAGTCATCCTTTTTGGGAAAATTTTGAACCTTGGTGTGTTGAATATATGCTTTGTGATTTGAAAAAGTCTGTTGGAGGTCAATTAGATCTTTTGGGTTATGATCATAAATCAAAAAGATTAATATTGATTGACCTTAAATCTCAAAGCAAATCAGGTAAAACTTATTCCACTAATGCACAATTAGGAAGTTATGTAGAAGCACTAAAAACACATCATGGATTAGAAGTTGATGTATGTAAAACGATTTGGGCTAAACCTAAAAAGACAACAATTGGTGATGATCAACCTGTTAATGAATGCCTAGATGCTTGGCATAAGGCATGGCAGACTTTTGAAGAGAAACAAGAAATTCCTTTTTAATGAATGAAATTTTTATTCCTGTAATAGGCATCCCTGCTCCTCAAGGTAGTAAAAGACACGTGGGACATGGGATCATGATTGAAAATAGTAAACGTGTAAAACCTTGGAGACAAGATGTAAAAGAAGCAGCATTAAATCATTACGATGGAGAGGTCATTGATCAAGCTGTAGAAATAGAAATTATATTTTTATTTGCTAGACCTAAAAGTCATTATGGAACAGGAAAAAATTCAAGGAAGTTAAAACCTTCTGCTCCTGTATTTGTAACAAGTAAAGGGATTGGTGATATTGATAAAGTTCAACGCAGTACTTATGACGCACTATCAGAAAGTAGTGGAGGAATTGTAATTAAAGACGATTCATTGATAGTAAAGAATAGAAACATGAAAAGGTATTGCGTAGAAGGAGAAAATCCTGGGGCAAAAATCACGATTAGAACACTTCATTGATATTTTACGCTAATAGTGTAGAATGAATGAGTTGTATACATAAACAATGGCAAACCAAACAAAACCGAAAGAAGGATCTATTCCTGATTTATCTGGCCTTATTTCAAAAGAAGATCTTCACAAAAAAGGATCTTTTGCCACATATATGAATTGGGCAAGAACAACTCAGTATTTGAGAGAACACGCCCCAAACTGGGAGTTTCATCTTGAATGCAAATTAGACACACAAGAATATGTATGGGCTGCTCCTGACGGAACTGGCTATTTGATGTGTTTCTTCAAGAACGGAGAGAAGAAAACACCTTTGTTTCCTTTCCCGATCATGGACAACAGGAACAATCCTTTACCTTTAGAAAAAATTAGTGCAAGAGATGTTAGCGACTCGCATCGAAGAGGCTTATGTGCCTGTGCTGCCTTTGTGTTTGGATTGGCCTATGAATTATGGGCAAGGATTGAAATAGAAGAAGCAGCAAGAGTAGATGCGGCTCCTATTAAGAAAGAGATTGCTCGCTCTCCTCAAAGAGGTGCTAACGCTAGACAAGCGAAACCTTCTCCTGTTGCACATGAAATGGTAACTGGCAAAGTTGCTCAAGACCCATACCCTGCTTCTACAAAAATCCCTCAATCTCAAAAAGATGACCTTGCTAAAGATCTAGATAAGTTATCTCTTATTGCAAAAAACAAAGTCATTAGTGCTTTTAGACAGGAATACAAGATATCTTCCGAAAAAATATCGGAATTTATTACGACTCCAGAGCATTTGTCTTTTATAAAGTCCAAAATAGCGGAAGTAGAATCTGACTCTGTCTAATGACACCTGAAGCTGTTGATCACGCTGCAAAAGCAGTTCTTACACAACTTTCTGAAAGACGTAAATGTAATGTCGAGTCTTTAAAAAACGACATTAAAACAAGTAAACTAATTAACCATTTCAATTACTATGGCTGACTTTTCTAACTTCGTTCCTGCTTTCACTTATCCAATTAAATGGTCTTTAGGAGATAACACTTTTGATGATGCAGACAAGTTTCCTAAAACAATAGGTCTTGCAATTCCTGTTGAGTCAATTCCTGGCTTGATTGATTTATTAATGGCATTAGAGGCTGATACTTCTAAGCATAAGCAAGGTAAAGTTTGGAGCAAAGAAAATGGAGAAGAGAAAAAACCTGTTGTCTATTTGAATGGCAAAGGTATGAACTCAAACGATGGATATGGTTGCTATGGCAATATCAGTCCTAGAAAAATCGAAAGAAACACCCAACCTGACTTCTAAACCAATGAGAAGAGACAACCAAGACATTGATCCTATGCAAAGGATTGCCGAAGCTTTGGAAGACATTGCTGATCATCAGCATGAACAATCAAAACTGATGGCTCAGTTTTTTTCAAGAGCAGACTTTTTTATGCAAGTCAAAAATAAAAACGATGTTTTTACTCCTCCAGATACGGAAGTCATGCTTGAAAGCCCACATTTGAAAAAATCTGAGACAGAAAGCAAAACAGAAGAGTCTTATTACGAAAACTTAGACGAAGACTTTCTTTAAAAACCAATACAGGGTCATCATGAATGGCCCTTTCTTAAAACCAATGAAAAACCAAAAACTTAGTTTGTATTCCGAAGTCGAGTTGATCGTTAAACGACTTGACGAAATTGTTAAAGAAGATCAAAAAAGGTGGGAGCCTAATCAAGATCTTTCATACCTTCACAACGACATAGAAGAATTTGTTTATCAAGCAGATAAATTCTTTAACGCTGATGAAGATCCTGATCCTTGCCCAATTACCGCACAAGAAAGAATGAATGAATCTTGGGAACAAAAAATGGAGGCAAAAGGATGAGCAATCTTGTAACAGAAAAAGAAGCAATTCAAGCTTTAAATCAACTTGTCGCTGTTGTTGTAGGCAGACGATTTGCAATGCAAACAGAAGAATATAGAGACTCTCCTTCTTTACGCATTGAAAAATGTCATCGGCTTGTTTTAAATGAATATTCACAAGCAATAGGAGATCCTATAAAAACCTCACAAGTTAAACGAAAATTAGACAGTATTAATTCTTTGGCTGTATTAGCAAAAATAGCTGATACTACGTAGACGTTCTTTACTAATATGGTAGAGTTGAATAGATTTTATTTATAAATGACTGCCCCTATAAAACCAAGAAAAGATGGTAAATATATAGTTCAAGTTTTACTTCCTCCAGCGTCAGGAAAATTATATGCAGAACATATTAGTAAAGATTTCAACATGCAACCTAGTAAGCATGCCAATGAGTTGATACAAAAATATTTAAAGAAAACTTTCCCAAAAGAGTATAAAAAAATATTATTAGCAGATGCAGAAAATTGGAAAGAAATTGTCTCAAAAAGAACAGAAGGTAGAGAAAAAGCTAAACTTAGAAAAGTCGAAGCTAAGATCGATTCCGTATTAAAACTGCTACAAAGCGATGAAGATTCTTGATTGGGTAGGATCTTTTTTTGTTTATAAAAGCCCTAATCCATACGAAGGATTTGCCACATTCCTTGAAACACTTACAGCAAAAGAATTAAGGGCGTTAGCTGAAACAACAACCCATCACAGCAAAAAAAAACTTGTACAAATTTATTTAAAAAGAAACAATGTCTGCGACACCAAGATACAAAATTAACGATCTTGTTAACAAAAAGAGGAATACAGGGGTCTTCTTAAAAGTAGAATCGACTGCTGGCACAATTATTAAAATGCGAGAAAAAAACAACAGCATAGGCAGACCTAGCTATTACTACACAGTTAAATGGCCTGACAAAAGGACTTCAGAACACGCACAACACATACTTGTTCCAGCACCATAAAGAATGAATCAAACTTATTGCTCTTGTCCTGAGTGTGGACAAGGTAGGACTAGAGTTGTATTGACTAAGCGTGATCCTGAAGGAGTTACGATTAGACGCAGATGGTGTACTTCATGTGATCATCGTTGGTACTCAATTCAATATCCAGAAGTTCCTGTTGCAAATCAAGAAATAAAGTGGATAGCTGACGGACGTAACGCTAAATTTGAACAGTCTGCATAAATTACAAAACCTCCTGCACTGGGGATCGGATGCAAGAGGTTCTGTCTTCGCAATGGAGCTTGTCTCAACTCCAGACTCATTCTAGCTTTAATATTTTTTTAAGCAAATTAGTGCTTTTTTTAGGCTGTTTATTCATAGTCCTAACAACTATTGTTTGTAATTCAGCAACCCTAGTTAGACAACCAGCAATAAAAATACTTTGTTGATGATTCTGTCTAGCAATGTCTTCTGCATACCTTTTTACTTGTTCAATATCAGTACAACTTTTAATAGATCTAATTTCTTTTTCTAATTGAAGTTCATCTTCAAGGCTAGGAGGAGTAGCTAATTCCATGACGAATGAAAAGTCAAGAGGAATGTTTGCTTCTTTCATCGTTTTTATTTATATCTAGCAATAATTCTTGCCACTTTCCATGCCTTGCCTGTTGCCTTCTTAGCTCTTTGCAATGAGGACAGCTACACAATTCCATCGAAGCTATCAAGGTCGTCTCCTTTGGCAGCTAACCCAGTGTATATGCCATGTTGAGGATGGTCTGGTCTATGTCTGCCATCAAGAATGTACCAACGCTCCATATTTAATACTCTTTGACGATCTTCCTCTAACCATTCTGTTTTGTAACCCATCATTGAAGTTTTAATGTTCGATTAGGCCATAGTCTAGCTTCAATAAATTCAACATCATATTTATTTAGACTGTTGTTGCTTTGTTTAGCAGCAGAATCAAGAACCCATAAAGTAAAACGTTTTCCTTGATTGCTACTAAAAAAGAATCGTTTCACTGTTTTCGCCAGTTTCGATTTCGGCCTACTTCAAGTCTTGCTAGTTCTTTTTCAACTGCGTTCATGCGATGAAACAATTCACGAAAGTTACCATTATCACGATTTGATCTGTTAGCTAAAACCATCAGCAAGGCTGACACCATAGCACCGATCAAAGCAGCAACGACTTCAGGCATTTACATTAGGCCAATATCCTTGTTGGATCTTAATCCATTCTTTTTGAGCAGCGACTAAATCAGGCTTTGATATATCTGGATCATTAATTAAACTCCATAATTCTATTCTTTTATTTATTTGTGAAATAGTAAGTCCGTGAGCCTTTGCAATCTGTTCCTTTGACTGTTGGTCTAGGAATTTCATTACTTTTGTGCAATTTATGTCTAATGTAGAGATGTTTGCTTTGTTTTCTACATGGATGAAACAAAATCTACAGAACAAAAAAAGAAAAACCCCCTGCAAAAACTAAAAGAAAATATTGATGACAAAGAAGAACAGTTAGCGATTCTTGGTAATTTTGTTCGTCTTGGAGTTTTAATTTGGAGTGGATTTATTCTTACTTTGAATTACATAACTATCCCA